GGTTCTACGACTCGGACGTGGCAGACGCGTGGAAGCAGGCGGTGCAGATCGTGGTCCTCGATGCATCCATCGTGCACAAGTGGCCGCTGACGCTCGGGCCGGTTGCGATCTCGATGTGCTTCTCTCTGCCGAGGCCCAAGTCGCATTTCGGGGCGAAGGGGCTCAAGCCGAGCGCGCCGGTGCATCACTCGGGAAAGCCCGACGCGGACAACCTCGCGAAGCTCGTGATGGACCAGATCACGAAGAGCGGGCGCGTCTGGCGGGATGACTCGCAGGTGGTCAGCCTGCGCGTCGAGAAGCTCTGGGCGTCAGGGAATGAATCGGGGTGCTCGGTGCTCATTGCGCTGGCGGGGATTTGAGTTTACAGCGGGGGCGAAAGCTGAGAGAACGAAACCAAGGCCGTGAAAAGCCGATCAATGAAATTAATCCAAGAACTTTGTCCGTCAGTCTGCGCGAGGCGTGTTTCATCGCCAATTTTCACCGCGTGGGCTGGCGGACTTTTTGTTTTATGAATACCAAACAGACCAGTTATTCGGAGAAGTTACGCGACCCTCGCTGGCAGAAGAAGCGGCTTTGCGTGATGCATCGCGATGGGTTCGCCTGCCGCGACTGCGGGGATGAAAAAAGCACGTTGCAGGTGCATCACTGCCATTACGAGAAGGGCGGGCCGTGGATGACGGATGAACGATTTCTGCTCACGCTCTGCGAGGATTGTCACGAGAAACGCGGAGAACTTGAATCGGACGGGAAGCGGGCGCTGGGATTTATTTTCGCGAATTTATCAAATGCATCGGACGACGAATCGCTGCGAGATTTAATCCTGTCGATGGTGCGAAACATAGAACCACAACAAGGTGGGATGATGATGGTGTCCGACAGGGACGGGGAGATGATCTTGGCGTTGGATCGCCTAACTCGGGAGGACGCCAAATGAGTAAACGATTCACCGAAACCGAGAAGTGGCGCGACCCTTGGTTCCGAAAACTAACGCCAGCGCAAAAGCTGCTTTGGTTCTACCTGCTCGATAACTGCGATCAATCAGGCGTCATCGACTTCGACCACGAGTTTGCCGAGTTTCAAATCGGCATCAAATCCTCCGCGAAGGACGTTGCGGCGCTTTCCAAGCAACTGCTGAAGCTACCCAACGGAAAGCTTTGGCTGCATAAGTTCGTTCGCTACCAATACGGCAAGCTTTCGCAGGATTGCAAGCCGCACAAGCCTGTCTTTGCCGCATTAGAGAAACACGGCATTTCCCTTGAAGAAGTATTCAAGGAAAGGCTTTCGATGGCTATCACGGAAGGCTTTCAAAGCCTTCAAGACAATACAAAGACAAAGACAATACAAGAAATGGAACAAGAAAAGGAAAAGGAAAAAGCTAATGCGGATGCTGGTGAGGCGATCTACTCGGCATATCCGCGCAAGGTTGCGCCCGTTGACGCGCTCAAGGCGATTGCCAAAGCGATTGAGAAAGGCAAGACGCCCGCGCATCTTCTCGAACGGACGACGGCCTACGCCGCCGCAACCGCGCTTTGGCCACAGGACGAGCTTCGATTTATCCCGCACCCCGCTACGTGGTTTAATCAAGGACGCTACGACGACGACCCTAAGAATTGGTTGAGCAATGGCGCCCCGCGCTCCGAATTCTCCGACGCATTTTGAACAGCAACAACAACCCGAAAACAACGAAATGAAACCTGAACTTATCGCCCGCAAGTCGCGCGCAAATCCGTTCGAAGATGAACAGCGGTTAGTTTTGAAGGCTGCTTTAGAGTGGTCAAAATTCCGCGATAAAAATACACCCTGCATCAGGATGCGCGCCGCGCTCACCGCGATTGGCGTGCTGCCACTCAAAGGAGCCCGCAAATGAACACACCCACACCCACACCCCGCACTGATTCCGCTTGGGCAAAAACATTCGACGAAGACGAAAACCAATGCCGCGCCGGCAACGCGGCGAGCGATATGCGCGACGAGTGCGCAACGCTTGAACGCGAACTCGCGGCCCTCACCACCGAGCGCGACCATCTGCACGCCCAGTTGCACGCCCTCACTTTGATTTGCGGGACGAACGACGCCAATAAATTTGAGACTTGGATTGACCGCGCCAACGCCCGCGCCGAACGCGCCGAGGCCGAACTCGCCGCCGAGCGCGAGAAATCCGAACGCTACCGGCTGGCAACGCTGAAGCTCGACGCCGAACTCGCCACCGAGCGGGCGCGGTTGCGCGACTTGTGGTGCGAAATGGCGCTGGAATACCGCGATGAGCGGATCAGCTACGTCAGCGTGCAGATCACCCGCTCGGTGTGGGATGAGTTAGACGCGGCCATGAAGGAGGGCGCGAAATGACCGCCTCCCGCACCGCCTATTGGCGCGAATACAATCGAAGAAACGCCGGTAAAAAACGCGAGCAGGGCGCAGCCTTTCGCGAGCGCAACAAGGAGAAGATCAACGCGGACAAGCGCGCGGCTCGGGCTGCGGGCAAGGTCGCGCCGCGCAAGGTGAGCGCGATTCGGGCCGTGAAGCCGACGGTCGCAAAGCCGCGCACGGACGAGGGAAAGGCCGAGGCGCTGCTCACGCTGCGCGAAAAGTTCGCGGCGTTTCGGGCAAAGCGGGCGGAGGGGCGGGAATGAGCACGCAACCGATGGCCAGCTTGCTCACAGGCGTCGTTCCTGAGGGTTTCTCGGGCACTCCGTTCGATGGTGAGGCCGCAAGCGCGCATTTCCTCGCCGAAGCCCGCAAACGCGACGCAATCGCCCGTTTTGAAACCGCGGTTCCGCCGGCGATGCGAGAATCGGACTGGGGGCACGCGGGCATGCTCGGCAACCGCGCGCAGATTGAGCGCGTGCTTGCGCACCAAGTCGGGGCAAAGGGGTTGCTCTTGAGCGGCAGGACCGGACGCGGCAAGACTAGGTCGATGTGGGCGCTCATGCGCAGGCTGGCGCACGAGGAGGCGCGGGACATCCGCTATTTCCACGCTGGTGATTGGTTCGCAACGTTGCAGGGATGCTTGAACTACGGGCGGGACGACGCGCGGGGATGGGTGGATGCCGTGGCGCGAAGGCCGGTCGTGTTCGTGGACGATCTCGGGCAAGAGGCGATCCAAACTGCGCGCAGCGAGTGGGCGATGTCGTGGTTCATGCGCTTTCTCGACATCCGCGTGAGCGAGCGGCTTCCGCTCTACGTCACGACCAACCTCGACGCGCAGGGCATCGCCGAGCGCGGGGCATCGAGCGTGCGGGGCGATCCGATGGTGCGGCGGCTGATCGAGATTTGCGAGCCCATCAAATTCGTTTGAGGGGGCTCAAAAATAGTTGAAAATAAATGTTTACAAACCAAGCGCGCTAGGTTTTGGTGATGACGTCAACAACGACACAACCTATGAAATACCACAACATCGAATCGCTCGGAATCAAAAGTATTGAGCGTCCGGCTTCTGATCGCGGCACGTTCCCCCGCTACCTCGTTATCGCAGACAGCAAAACCTCCGAGGTCAAAACCCCTCGCGCCCTTGAAAAACTCCTTGGCATAATTTATTCCGACCGTCCCGAGGTATTCGTGAACGCGGGCAAGGGAATCACTATCAACTTCGACCGATGACCAACGCCGACCTCGAAACCATCCGCCGCGCCATCTCCGAGGTGTGCGCGGCCTACGAAGAACCGGACAGCCCCGAGGCGCTGGCGTGCGCATTTTATCAACTGCGCCGCGTGCGCGACAACGTGCTCCCGCGTTGCGAGCCTACCGGACGCAAGGGCGGGAAGTCGAGGTCGCCCGCGTTGCAGGCTGCGCGACGCGCGAACGGGGCTAAGGGAGGCCGACCGAAGAAAGTTCGTGGGCCGTGCGTGACGCCGACTTGCGCGTGCGCCCGAATCGAGACTTGACACGCAACGCACACGGGCCGAAACCCCACGCGTGCGCGGCACAGAACACAAACCCAAAAGCATCAGCGGTCACGCGTGGGCGAAACACAAGCGACTCAACGCACAGCTCACGCGCGGAGGCCGAAGGCGGAGAAACACAACATGGAAACGAACAACAATGACCAGCGCGAGCTAGAGGCTTTGCGCTTCTCGTCGCGGGCGGCGCGGGCGATCACGACGCTTGAGGTGCAGCGCAAAGCGATCGGGCGCGAATACGGCGAGCGCATCAAGAAGATCAAGGCGCTCATCCTCATCCTGCAACAGCGCGAGAGCCTCGGGCAGATGGGCATCGAGGGAATCGACGCGGTGGAGATTACGCCTGAGTTGAGGAAGTTGATTTACAATCCGGTGGGCGATCTGTCGTGAACTCGATCACGGCTGCCGACTGGGTGAGCAACTGCGTCGCGACCTACGACGCAGCGCGCGGCACGGCACAGTTGTCCTGCGAAATCATGGAGCGGTTGGTGGAAATGCACGAGATGCGGCACACGAGCGCGGCGGACCTATGTCGGAGGCTCGGGACGCTGGCGGACCTTTCGCCGTCGATGTTCCTCACTACGGTGAGGCTGGGCTCGGGGGACGTGCACGCGGTAAGGCAGTCGTTCGCCGAGATGGCGGAGCAGACCGGCAGGACGCGGCAGGCGCTGCATTACGAATGGGCGCACGAGGTGGCCAAAGTGAGGATGGTTTTCCCTGAGCTGGCGCAGCTCATGGCCGATTACCGGCAGTCAACGGATGAGCCTGAGCGGGGCGATTCGGAGGAAGGGCGGTGATGATACGCATCGAGGCGCGGAGGGGCCGAGAATCGCACGCAAGGGGCGTTTGCGGGGCCACGGGGCGCAGGGGGGCGTGGCTAAAAGCGGAGTGTGACGATTTGCTTCGCTGGGATAGTTGCCCTCCTTTGAGTTGTGAGCCGTTGGAGTCGGCAACAATCCAGATTCGCTTTCGTTCGTGCTCGGCACCGATGTCGCAAGCTCCGAGCACTCCCCATCGCGCATCATACCCCATCGCGGCCAGGTCTCCGAGAACTCGTCCAAGCCCTCGAGAAGTGAGCATTGGGGAGTTCTCCACGAAAGCGTAGCGCGGTCCCACCTCGCGAATGATTCGCGCCATGTGCGCCCACATTCCGCTGCGCTCTCCGTCGATTCCTGCGCCTTTTCCGGCTGCGGAAATGTCCTGACAAGGGAAGCCGCCAGACACCACGTCAATACGCCCGCGCCAAGGTCGTCCGTCAAAGGTTCGCACGTCATCCCAAATCGGGAAAGGCGCCAAAATGCCTTCATTCTGTCGCTGCATAAGAACGCTTGCGGGGTAAGGCTCCCACTCAACGGCGCAGACGGTAGTCCACCCGAGGAGTTTGCCGCCGAGTATGCCGCCACCAGCGCCTGCGAAAAGTGCCAGCTCATTCATTTGTTCCTCCGCTTTTTGCCGCCCGAAACGCCGCGAACTTTTCCCGCAGCGTAAGCAGCGCCTCGGCCTTCCCCTCGTCCGTGCGCGGCTTCGCGACCGTTGGCTTCACGGCCCGAATCGCGCTGGCCTTGCGCGGCGCGACCTTGCCCGCAGCCCGAGCCGCGCGCTTGTCCGCGTTGATCTTCTCGCGGTTGCGCTCGCGAAACGCTGCGTATTGCTCGCGCTTTTTCGCGGCGTTTCTCCGATTGTATTCTCGCCAGTATTTGGTGCGGGAGGCGGTCATTTCGCGCCCTCCTTCATGTCTCGGTCGATGTTCTCGCGGCTGTTAAAGGTCACATCCCATTTCAGCAGATAGTCCAACCGCGCCCGCTCGGCGGCGAGTTCGGCCTCGGCGAGTTCGGCGCGGGCGTTGGCGCGGTCAATCCAAGTTTCGAATTTATTGGCGTCGTTCGTGCCGCAAATCAGAGTGAGGGCGCGCAACTGGGCGTGCAGATGGTCGCGCTCGGCGGTGAGGGCCGCGAGTTCGCGCTCAAGCGTCGCGCACTCGTCGCGCATATCGCTCGCCGCGTTGCCTGCGCGGCATTGGTCTTCGTCGTCCTCAAATGTTTTTGCCCAAGCGGAATCGGTGCGGGGTGTGGGTGTGGGTGTGTTCATTGGGTTGTGTTCAAAAAATGTCGAATCGAGCTTCGAGCTGCGGCACGCCATTCGCTGACTTCCGCTGCCACGTTTCGGGGTCGTCGTCGTAGTTCCCGCGCTTGAACCAGCGCACGGGGTCGGGAACGTATTTGCGCTCGTCCTCGGGCCACCGGCTGACGGCGGCGGCATACGCCTGCACGCGCTCGCGGATGCGCTCGATGCCCACCGTGCGAATCGCTTCCAGAATCTCGCGCATTGCGTCCTTCTTGCCTTTTTTCTTTGGGTAAAGCGCCCAGACCGATTCGGCTTCGAGCTCGCGAGCGGACTGCTGGCGGGCGACCTCTGGCGGAAACGGACAATCGGCGTCAGAAGCTTCATCGCCCGCCGCGACGGGAACCGGCGCTGTATGGGTTGGAGCTGAAGACGTAGACGTAGATGAAGACTGAAGACTAGAGACTGAAGACTGAAGTGTTGCCTTTTGGTTGATACCATTTGCCAAGGGTGGTTGAACGGTGGTTGAAGCACCCTTGCGTAACTCCGCCGACTTCCGCCCGCCTGACGCCGACTTCTCGCGCCAGTCTGATTGCTTGAGGCGTTCGCGCTCAAGCCTCTCGTGAACCAAGCGACCGGCTTGGCTCGACGGCGTGAACATGGTGAGCACGGTGGTTGCAAGGGTGGCTGAACAACCCTTGCCGACCAATCGCGCCGCCATCGCGGGGTCGGCTGGAATCGAGCCGTGCAGCCAGCACGAGCAAAGCAGGTTGATGTAAGCACCCTCCTCCTCGAGGGTGAGCAGTCGCACGCGCTGACTACTGGTGTAGTCTGCGGGATAAAATTGGAAGGCTGGTGATTTCATGGAACGAAAAAGCCAGCCAGACGCACGGGTAGAAATTGGCCCCACGATAGGCCTCCGCGCTTCTGACTGGCTAAAGTTTGATGAAACATTGTGGAACTAGGCTTTTCACGGCCTTGGTTTCTTCTCTCAGCTTCCGCCCCCGCTGTCAACTTTTTGCATCCCATGCTCATGAGCTTTTTGCTTTTGCTTATTCAGCGTTTTTCTCGGCCCGATCAGCCCGCTGACAACGCATAGCCGCTCATACTCACTTCCTGCGGTCGGCCACTCCTTGCTCGTGTGATGAGTGGCGTTACTCCAGTGGATCGCGTCGGCGCGAATCGGGTGCGTGTAGGGCGAGACCTCAACCCCGCCACAATCAAGGTAGTGCGACAGCAGCGAATACCGTATGCGGTGGTGACGCAGCCCATCGTGTATCGCTTTCATTGCATCGTGCCAGTCTCGGCCCGCCATACCATCGACCAACATCAGCCGAAGGATGCGCGCCATGTCCTCCGCAAAAACGCTTCCCTTTGGGACGCTCATAACTACGGGAGAGATGCCTTTTTGCCAGCCCGAGAACGTGTAGTCAGGCAACTCCAGTTGCGCCGTGACTGCGCAATCCATCTGGACCCAGACCCCGCCGAAGCGATGCAGCACCTCGAACGCAAAGTAATCGCTCCAGTGCGCGAGCGACCCGATGCCGCCGCTGGGAATGTGTGGGTGCGGCTTGCCTGCGAACCCTATCGGCGGGAGCACATCACGAGGCAGCGCGCGCAGCTCGACGCCGTCAGGCACATCGAGCGCATCGTTGCTCCACAAGATCGGCGCGTGCCCGTGCTGCACCAGCAGCGCGAGCGTAAGCCGCTCCATCAAGCCGAGCCTCGGACCAACCCAGACGGAATGGGTGGTGATCATGTGCGAGCGAGCACCAGTAGCCCGTTGTTATTGCGATGGTCCTCGTAGCACTGCCAATGCGGATTTGCTGCCAAGAACTCGTTGATGGCTGGCATAAGTCCCCGACCGTATCCGGTCTCATCGAGGAAGCCAAAGGTGACGGTGTCGTGAAACGCGATGAACCTGCGCGCTCGGTTCCCATGCTTTAACTCGGCAGTGAGCTGCGCGTAGTTGTGCAGCGTGTCGATAAAAAGCAAATCCGTTGGCTCAATGTCCGCGAGCGTGCTCGTGTCAGCCAAACGAAATTCCCAGCCCGCGAAGGTGCCGCCGGTGGGAGAGATGTCGTAGCTTACTAAATGCCCTTGCTTGACCTCCAGCGCGGCCAAAAAGGCCACCGTTGAGTTGCCTGACCGCACCCCAAACTCGGTCACGTGCGAGCACTCGCCTGCCAGCCTGTAAAGCAATGGGAGATGCTCGTTGATGTCGCTCGGCGTCGCGCACCGGTATCGGAATAGATGATGAAGGTTCATGTTTTGTTTTCCTCTGCAATCAGCACCGAGCATCCCGACTCATTCCCCGACGCCCAGAGCTTCTCGACGCGCAGGCTGACCACCTGCGAGTCATCCCGCCAGACCTTCCCGCTCTTCGTGATCTGGTCCATCACGAGCTTCGCGAGGTTGTCCGCATCGGGCTTTCCCGAGTGATGCACCGGTGCGCTCGCCTTCAGCCCCTTCGCGCCGAAATGCGACTTGGGCCTTGGCAGAGAGAAGCACATCGAGATCGCAACCGGCCCGAGCGTCAGCGGCCATTTGTGCACGATGGATGCATCAAGGACCACGATCTGGACCGCGCGCTTCCACTCGTCCGCCGCGTCGCTGTCGTAGAACCTCGCGACGTGAATCGCGCCCATCTTCCGCGCGAACGCTCGCGGCCTCGGCTGTCCCTTCGGCTCGCCGGTGATTGTAAATGCGAGCGTGCTCATTTGGCACCGCCTCCAATCCGATTCTTAAACAGCAGCCGCGCCTCGGCCTCCGTGATGTAGTGCCTCGTCATCCCCGCGCGCTTCGCCCGTTCACTCACGGTCCCACGGCTCATTCTAAGGGCCTGCGCGATCGTTTTAACGGCCATGAATTGCGCGAGCATAGCGTCGCATTGAATCCGCTTCGCTTCGTCTGATTTTCGTTTGTTCATTTGATTTTTCTTTTGAATCGTCCGTCTGCTTCTCGTCGTGCCTTCTCGCGCTTTTCGCCGGCGAGAAAGCACTCGACCCATTGCTCGTCGCGCCCGCGCTTGCGCCCTCGCGCCGCGCCGATGATGTAGCCGATGAGCCCGCCGCTTGCAAAGATCGCGGCGACTGTGAGTGCTTCATAGATCATCGTCGTCGTCCTTTCGGGTGAAGATAAGCGGGTAAGTCACGATGAGCAGAATCACGAAGAGCGCGAAGAAGACCGTTTCGGTGATGTAGTTCATTCGGTCCCCCCATACCACTTTGGCAGACCGATTTCGCGGAGGTCGTTCGAGAGGTTGGGCCATTGCTGGTCCTTAATGCACGCCTGCAACCGAATCAAGTCCGTGATCGTTTCGTCGTGCCCGCGTGCGGTGGCTGCGTCGCTGAGGCGATAAACCGCGACCCCGTAGGGCTCGCACTTCTCGACGGCCACGAAGAAGAAATCGAACACCGGCGACCCGAGGATTTCGGTGATGAGCGGCAGATAAAACCCCGCTTGCCTGTGATAGCCGAAATTGAAGCACGCGCGCTCGAAGTTGCGAAATGCATCTGCATCCAGCGACTCCACCGTCTTGAGGTCAGCGACGTAGGGCCGACCGCTGCTCAACTCGCAGCCTGCTGGGTTAAACCAATCTGTGCGGCATTGCAGGTCCATCCCTTTGTCTGGCTGCACGCGCCAGCTCAACTCTGGTAAGCCAGCGGCGAGGAGCTGCGACGCGAGTGGGTGATGTTGCACCGCTGCCGTCATCTCCTGCACCGAACCAGCCTCTTCCTGCGTGATGATCGTCTTGCCCACGTTCGCAGCCTCAAACTCGGCAAACGCGATCTTGCCATCCTTGGTCCTTCGGTCGATGCCCTCCGGTCGCAGCGCGTAGCGTGACCAGAATGTCGTAGGCTCAAGCACCGCGCAGTGAGCCGCCGAGCCGAGTCGAAACGCTTCCGTGGGCTCCGGTCGCGCCACAGTTTTCGCGACGAACCGGCGATAATACGAGATGGGGCGGCGGCGGAATAGCTCCAGCTTGCTGTGCGAGATCGCTTCGTTCGCGTGATACTGCTCGTTGGTTTCGATGTTCATTTTGGTTCCTCCACCAGCCCGAGCTTCGATTGCAACGGGTCCACCATAGCCTCGGTCTCGTCCTTGTATCGCACGCTCCATCCAATCTTCACCACGACCTTCGGCGCGAGTGAGAGCGCGTCCCACTCAAGCGCAAACGATGCCTTAGCTTTGGGCTCGGTTTGGTTTTCTTCCTCCATGAATGACTCCACGGCCGCGCGGGCGATGGCCACGAAATGCGTTTCAAGCAGGCTGCGAAACTGTTCTGTGGCGTTGTTCACCACGGCGGCGTTTTTGATTTCTCCGGTGTTCATTTGGTTCCTTTCTTTTCGTTGTTTTCCTGTTCCAGTTTCGCGCGCAAGACGGCGCGCTCTTTGATTCGTCCCTCGTTTCGCTTCTCGATATTCTCGATGCAGTCTTCCAGTCGGAAGATTTCGAGCTGGTCACGGTCCATTGCGCGATCGAGCAGCGCGGCGAGCAGAAGCGTCGTGGAGTATTTCGCAAGCACGGCGGTTTCTCGGCAATCTTTTGGTGCGCTCATTTCGCACCCCCTTGCGTGATCGACATCGTGAGCCCTCCGCTAACCTTCTCGGAGAGCGGCGTAATGTTGCGCTCCTCGGGATAGTCGCGGACCTCCTCGGCTGTGCGGAGTCCTTTGAGCACGTCGCCGAAGACATCCCTCAATACAAAGCCACGCGCGCGGAATTTCAGCATCCTGCGCGGGTAATCGGTCCACGGCCCCGCCTTACCCCACAATTTCGCGGCCTTCGCGTCGGCCACCGTGAACGTCTCCGAGCCCTTCGAGCCGTCGCGACGTGTAGCCGTGACGCGGATACCAAACGAATCTTTGCCAGCCTCGCCGACTTCTTCCTCGGAGAAGGATTCGAGGAGACCGGATGCGCGGACCAAGGCGAGCGCCGCGTCGCCGTAGATCGCGGGCCGGCCGTTGATCACGGCGGTGTTCTGCAATGCAGCCATCGGCGTGAGCCCGAGCTCCGCGCCAAGCTGAATCGCCACGAGAACGGCCTCGGGCTTTTCCATGCCGCGCGGAGCGAATCCGCTGGCGACGATTGCGTTGGCGAAGCGGAAGGCATCTTCGAGGCTCGCGAGCTTCACGCCCTGCGCGCCGTAGTTTATGAGAGGCTTTGGGGCTGGGGTCGTGATGCTCTTGGGCGTCTCGACCACGGCGGTTGTGGTGGCTGTCGGTGTTTCTGCTGTATTCATTTTTTACGAATCGCTGACTGTTGTTGTGTTGTTTTGCTGCCCGTCGCGGTTGTGTTCCCGCGACGGGCTTTTGCTTTTTAGAATGACACGTCGCCGTCGTCGATAGTTGCGACGGCAGTGGGAACTGCGGCACTCGGAAGAGTCCCGCGCTTCTGATGGATAATCGTCCGCGCTGCGTTTCTAAGCAGCACGTCCTCGGGTCGCGGCGGGAACGGTTTGCCGTTGTTCCCGATGCGAGGCTCGGCCTCCTGCGCATACCATGCCACTGAGCGGTCGCCCAGTGACGAAAGCGCCACGCCTTTGTTCTTGCCGAAGTGCACTTGCACGCTGCCCGCGTCCTCGATGATTTCGGTGGGCATCGGCACCTCGTCGGAGCGAGGAGAGGCAGGCTTTGCAGGCGGTGCCCCCGATGCAAACGGGCGAGCCTCGAGAGCTTCGCGGATGCGGACGAGTTCTGCGTGGATGAGTTCGAGGTTCATGCCGTGGCCTCCACGAGCTGCACGCCGAGCTTTGCGGCTGACTCGCGCAAGACCGCAAGCTCGCGGTTGCGTTCGTTGCCTTGCGTCACCGCTTGGAGCTTTGCGATTTCCACCGCGCGCTCTAGCGTCTCCGCTTGACCACACTCCCAGCGCCACTTCCCGCGATTCATTAGGTCGCCAAACGTGATTAGGTAATCCCATTTCGGTGCCGACTGAATCGGCGAGATAATGACTCGCCGTGATATCGTTACCTCGGTCTGATTGCTTGTGATGGTGCGCAGGTCTTGCGCGGCCCAGAGCATTTCGTTTTCCGTGTCGTAGTTGTCTTGGTTCATTGTCGTCCTGTTGTGTTGCTGAGTTGTGACCGCGTATTTTCGCACGCCCACGGTCGGGCTCGTTGGCCTTGGTGTTCGGGTGGCTCCGAAAGTTATTTGGTGAGCCGCGCGACCTTGTCGCCGTAGGCCACCGTCGCGGGCTTGCTGGCCCCGCGCGGCCCGCCATTGTGAATCCGCGCCAGCGTGACCACGTCCCCCGCCGCCCACGCTGCTGCGGGAGCGTAGCGTTGAAGGTAGGCGGTCACGACGCGCTTGCTGTAATCGAGATCAGCGCAGCGCGAGTAGTCGCCGCCGATGCGTGCGTCGGAGTGATAGGCTTTGTGAATCTGAAGCGGCCCGAGCGCCTTGCCGTTGTCGCCGAGGATTGCGCCCGTGCGCCCGCCTGTCTCCACGACGTGCAGGGCGCGAAAGAACGAGGCGGGTGGCGCGGCGTGCGCGGAGACCGCGAGCGTGAGGAGGAGGGCGAGGTGTTTCATGGTTAAGTTAATCCGAACGCGCTCGCGTTAAATGTGCTCACTGAATTCAATAGCTCGACTAAATTCCGGTCCGAGCAGTGCAGCGTCCAACGTGAGAAAAGTCCGTCAGCGCGGACAAAGCGAATCTTCGAGTGCACTTTGTTGTCTGACTCCCAAGCGGTAATCCAAGAGAGAAAAGCTAAGTGGTCGGTCTCTGTTTTGAAATTGACAAGAAAAGAGCGTTTCATGCGCGTGCAAGTTTCGCTGCGTTACGTTTCGCGGTGGCGATTTGGCGGGGCGTGCAGCCCGCGCCGATGCTTTCGGCGAGAGCGATTGCGCGGTCGGCGCGCTGTTGGTCTGGCGCGAGGATCGCGAGGACCAAGGCGTTTGTGAGTGCGGTCGTTGGGCTCATGCGGCACCTCCGACTAGACCGCCGGCGCATCCAGAGTAAAGCGACCGTGAGGCGATAACGCCATATATCGCACGCTCAGCTGCTTTTATTGCGGCGCTGCGCGAGGAGTAAGAGGCTTTGAGAGTATCGCGCGCTGCGCTGGCGATCTCGGTAAGGAGGTGGTCTTTGCTGGTGTGGCCCTTGCGGGTCGTAACAGTAGCGATGCTGATTTTCATTTTGTTGTGTTGCGAGCCTCGGGGTTATTTCCCTCCGGTCTGGCACCGGAAAACCCCGCGCCTCCGAAGAGGTAGCGGGGTGGTTTGCGGCGGTGAGGGGCGCTATCAATCTCCGATCGAGACAAGGCGGAAGGTGCGGGCTGGGGCAGCCGCGCGAGCCGCCCTAGCGGCGAGCTTTGCGGCTTTTTGAGCAGCGATGCGAGCCACGTCGGCCTCAACGATTTCCTTGAAAGCGGTAAAGTGAAAGGCGGCGGTGCCGTAATTGTTTTCTTTGCAGAGGTATTCGGGAAGCTTGCCACCGAAGATCGCCTCAGCGGCTTCTAGGGAGATTTCGGTGTAGGTGGTAGGAGCGTTCATGTTGTTTTGATTGAGTTGGTCGTTGGGTTGTTTCCCTTCGATGTGCACACTCAATCCGATCGCCCCGCCTGCGTAAAGCTCAATTGCGTATTTTGTCCTGCTGCTTCCCTAAGCCGTTGCAGTTGCGTCAGTTAAAACAAATCAAATGTTGGCGACGGATGCGGAATCTGGGCAAAAGAAAGCCCGCGCAGCGGTAAATCCGCTCGCGGGCTTGCTGGTAGCCTCAGCCCTCCCAGCCTCATGGTGAGGCGAGCGGAGCGGATTGCGGGCGCGGTGGCAAGGGTGTAATTGCGCGGCCCTTACTCGTATCCGCTGCGGTCATACGTCGAGCGCGTCAGGTGTATTTGCCGAGGATGAAATGATAGCGACGATTGCCTGTGGTGCGAGTTCCGCCGTCGCGCGAGTAGATCACGAAGCGCGCGTTGGTCGAACTCGAGCCAACGTCGAAATCGTAAACGCCGAGGTAGTTCGTATCATAAATCTGGATCAACCCCCAGTCTGGCTTCGCCGTGAATCCGCGATTAGTGATGTCCACGTCGAGGTCATAGCTACCTGAGGACACCGTGAAGTTAAATACGTCGCTGCCTGCGTAAAGGGCGAGCTGCGCGCGCGGACTCGTTGCGGCTGCGGGAGCGACGACCAGCGAAGCGGCGCGGGCGGTTGATGCCGTTACCGATGTTAGAGTTGCCGAGCCGCCGGTGATATCTACGGAATTTGCGGCCTGCCGCATTAACGTTGGTCCGGGAATTCCCCAGTAGGTATACAAGCTCGTGCCGCCTCCAGCCCACGCGCTTTTCTGCCCCGTGCGATCAACGGCTCGCACACGAACGTATTCATTAAAAAGCCCTAGACTGGAAAAAATTGATTCCGGTATCGGCTCACGATGAAACAATCCCAATCCGTATTGCGTATCAGCGGCAGCATCACTGTCCGTGCTCGTCATCACCGATTCATAACTCAACACGCTCTTGGTCGCTGGCGGAGTCCAATTTACGCGGACCGAATATGCGACGACGTCTCCGATCATTTCCGCTGGACGCTCAAACGCGGCGTCGGTTCCGCTGATGTACGTCAATGCCGTTGGCGGAGCCGGTGGAGTCGTGTTGCTCGGCGCAGTCTGACTCAGCGTGGTTGAGATCGGCGAGATCGCGCCCGAGAACGAAATCCCGCGCGCGGCGAATTCGTAGGATTCGCCAACGGTCAGATCGTCGATTGACACCGCGTAGGAAACTGACTGCGCGATTTGATTCGCGACGATGTAATCGCTCGCACCCGTGCGCCGGTAGAGCACATCGAGAGCGACCGCCCTAGCTGGCAGCGGTGGAGCGGTCAGCGAGACGCGCGCGAATGAACCGCCGTCGCTCGACAGATAGACCGTCGTGCTGATGAGCGTTGGCGCTGCGGGCTGGTCTGGCGGCGTCGGGTCGATAGGCCCAGCGGTGATGACCGATGGCGTCGCCTGCACGTAGTTGGTAAACCCTGACACGTTCTCGACCGTGTCGTAAGCGTTGAGCCAATAATAATACGTCGTCCCGATGTCCACGTCCGTGTCCACGAAGCGCGATGCGCGAACCTCGGCGATTTTGTTCGTGTTGGCGTTCGCTGGCGTGACCGCCGTGGTGTTGCGATAAATGCCATATTCCGAAAAGTCGGGCTCGGTGTTGTCGTTCCAGTCGAGCGAGACGGCGCGGCCCGTGCCGACTACGGCGGTGAGGCCGGTGGGGATGCTTGGGGCGGTGGTGTCTTTGGCGACGGTGATCGTTCCGCTGAGGTAACTCGTAGAAATGCGGAAATAGCTTTCGCCGTAAATTCGCACGTTGTAGTTCGTGCCGATCTTCACGTCCGAGCTGATGAAGTCCTCAGTCTGCGCCCCTTCGAGGCGGCTCCATGTCAGATAGGTCGTGCTCGTGCTAGGCTTGTATTCGATGACGACAGCGCCGCCAGACTCAATGAAGCCTACGGCTGGCGGAGTCCACGCGACCCTGATTCGCGGCATGACTGAGCCGTCTAACTGGATGAACTGCGTCGTGCCGTCCGCAGTCAAAGAGAGATTCGTCGGCGCGCTGATTGTGAACGGGTCCGGCAGCGTCGTGTTGAGCGCGCCTGCCGTGTAGATTTCATCCGTGACATTCCACGAATAGACCGACGAGTCGGTTTCGCGCAGCGTCATGTCCACGAATACCTCGGGAGGATTGCCGCCGCTCGCAAAGTTCCACTCCATGACCTCGAAGACCTTGGAGGAAAATCCGAGCTTCGAGTTGGTAATCATCACCGTATCGCCCGCACGCACTTGCATCGCCTCTAGTCGGAAGCGCGCCGACATCGTGATTTCCTCGCGAGCGCGGCGAAGCTCGATGACCGCAAGGCGCTGCGCGCACGACGAGGAAGTCGTGAACGGCAGCACCACGTCGCGGAAAAAGACGATGCCATTGTCGTCGGAAACATAGGTGGCATCCGTGATCGTCGGGAAGTCCGTCACCTGCCAGTTGTTGATCTCGCTGAGGTAAACGCCCTTCACCGAGTTCACGCGGTCGCGTGCGCTTGTGCGCGTCTGCACGCTGATCGGCCCCACGAAATGCTTCTCGCTGAACGTCACCGTTGGGATGCGATAGGCGGCAGCGTAAGGCGCGATGTTGCCTCCGGTGTAGGCGATCAGTCCGCCCATCGCAGAAAGCAGTTTGCCGATGTTCTCGTCGGGCGATGCGCTGGTCGAGACGACGCCGTTCGCTTCGTAGAGCTTTTCTTCGGTCGGCGTTGGCGTCGTCACCGGCTTTATCTCAATGTCCTCGTCGCAGACGTTAGCCGCGACGCCGAACGCTGTGTCGTCCATCTCCGCAGTCGTCATCCCCATGCTGAGCGATGCGTTTGTCAGGTAGTCGCGCAAGCAGAGCGCGGCGTTGGCCGAATAGACCGTCTGGGAGTTGCGCGGGTCGAAGACCTTTCTGCCGCGCACAACGGCGCTGATGTTTGGGATGCCGCTCGGGTATTTCTCCGCGTCCCACGTCAGGCGAACGTAGAGGTAGGCGATGCCAGAGAGCTTGTGATCTGCGGTCCATTTGCCGTCCGTGAGATTGACGGTGGCGGCGATCAAATCCGCGTCCGCTGTGTCATTCGGCACTCCGCGCTTTTTATTGATGAGCGCCACGCCCGAGTAAAATCCGGTCGGCTGATTCCCTGACAATGGCACCTCTTCGTCGTTAAAATAAATCTCGTCGATTGCCTCGACCTCGTGGCCGGCCAGAGCAACGACGAGGTGGAGGTATTCGTTTTTCGTGCCCGTCGTCGAAATGTAAACGATGGTCCCGCTGACGCGGCAGCGACCGTAAATTATCGAGCGCGCCGCAATCGGAGAACGAACCATCTGCCCGCGCTCCGAGAGCGACGAGTCGGAAAAGCTCGGCATCTTGGGCGCGAGTAGTTTCGACGCGGCCATTGACGCGGCGGTGACGGCGATGAATTGCACCGTGGCCGCGACCATTGCCAGAGCCTGCGACGTAATGTAAAACCCAGCCGCCTTGAACGCGGAAGCGATAGCGGATGCGATCAATACTTGTGGCATGGTTAAAATCTCCAGACTCTAGCGTTTGGGAATGTCACGAATTGCAGTCCGTCGCGAGCGAGGAAAGCCGCGACGCTGCCGATGCAGATGCCCAGCGCGACACCGTCGCCGCCGTCCTGCGCGACGAGATCGCCGCGACGAGCAAGCGCGGTGGCGATCTTCATCCCTCCCGCTTCATCGACAAGGCGCTCGATTCCGCCGCCTCGATTGAGTGCTCGATGCGCCGAGAGCGCGCTTGCGTATTGCCCGCGCCATTGCGCGGCGATGTCGTGGC